ATGTCAAAGAATAAGTTAAGATCGGTAAATACTAAATTCTGGGATGACCCATTCATCGAAGAATTAACACCATCGGATAAGCTGCTATTTCTATATTTGCTAACCAATCCACTAACTAATCTGCTGGGGGTATACGAAATAACAATTAAAAGAATTTCTTTTGATACTGGGTTGAATCAGGAAACCATTAAGAAGGGTTTCGAACGGTTCGGAAAGGTTCGAAAGGCTTTTTTTAATGAAAATTTTGTTATACTTCCTAATTGGCTGAAAAATCAGAACTTAAATTACAATATGAAGGTTGCTGTAGTAAGGGAATTTAAGCAGCTTCCTAATTGGTTGAAAAACAACATAGTAGGAAATGGTGAGGAAGGGTTCAGTAATGGTTCGGAAGGGTTTGAAACCCTTATGGAAAGGTTCGGTAAATATGAAAGGGAAATAGAAAGGGAAATAGAAGATGAAAGTATTAACGATTCAAAATCGTTTACAAAAAATGATGTTGATGATATTTATAAACTATATCCTTCAAAATGTCCTATTAGAAAAGCATCGTCAAATAAATGCAGTAAGGACAAAGATAAAATAGAATCTATATTAAAATCTGGAAAGACTGTTGATGAATTTAAGGAGTCTATAAAAAAATATATCTCAGGATGTATAGAGACTAAGACATATGTTAAAAACTTTAAAACGTTTTTGTCAAATATGCCTGATGATCAAGATATGGAAATAACAGTATCAGAATCTGAAAAACCTTTCAAGCATGAAGAGCCAACATTGTAGTAAAACAGAATTCGGTAAAGTGCCGCCAAATGACTTAGAAATAGAAAGAGCGGTTTTAGGATCCTATATAATAGATTCAAATTCATTTTTAAATAATCCAGTGGATCCAAAAGTGTTTTACAAAGAAGAACATGTCAAAATATGTGAATGCATAAAAACAGCATTGGAAAATGGTAGAGAAGTTGATTTACTTATACTGACCAGGGAGTTAACTAGGGATGGTTTAATTGATTCAATTGGAGGTCCTATGTATTTGACTTCATTAATTTCAAACATTGGGACCACGGCACACATTGAGCATCATACAAATATCATAAAGGAGTTATTTGTAAAGCGATCATTAATCTCTAAATCGCAAGAGCTAATAAATTCATGTTACAATGACGATAGTCTAGATGATGTATTGAAAAATGTATCTAATTTAGGTGATTGTATAAACGAAAGTTCTAGCGAGAAGATAGTTAGTTCTGACAATGCCTTATTAGATTTAGATAAGCGTGTTCAGGATAATCAAACAAGAGCAAGCGGCATAAGTGGAATGGGTACTGGAATAAGTAAGCTTGATAAGTTTACACGTGGACTACAGAAAGGGGATTTAGTAGTTATAGGGGCTCAATCATCACAAGGTAAAACGTCTCTTGCTTTAACCATCGCTAATAATGCGACAAGAGATTTTGATGGCAAAATAGGAATGATAAGCTTAGAGATGACTAACGAACAAATAATGGCAAGAATGATAAGTCAAGACTCGAGACTTAGCTCAAAAGTGATAATGAATGACAAGCTAAATAAGAGTGAAGATGAACTTTATAGGTTAGGATTAAAGAGTCAGTCAAATAGGAATATACACTTAGTTAAAAATAGCTCAATAACTATTGAGAATCTAATGGGATCTATTCGCAAAATGAAGCTTAAGCATAACATAGATTGCGCTGTGATAGACTTCTTGCAACGAATAAGGGTTCCAAAGGGATATAATAAAAGTGATTTTTACGCCGTTGTATCACAAAAGCTTAAGGATTTAGCGTTAGAGATAGATGTGTGTGTTGTTCTAGTATCTCAATTGAATAGGGATAAAGAAAGGCCTGAGCCGACATTGGATAGGTTAAGGGGGTCTGGTGAAATAGAAGAAGCAGCAGACTTGATATTGTTGATTTGGAGGCCTGAGACGTATGATTTTGGAAAGATTGAATACAAGGGCCTTGAATTAGATTCAAATGGGTTGGCATGGCTTAAAATAGCAAAAGGGAGGAATGTCGGCATAGGAAAGATTCTATTGAGATTTTCAAAAGACATAACCAAGTTTGAGGATTACGAGCAAGACGAAATACCACATCCAGATCAAAGACATGAGCCCCAAATAGTAGATAATAACGCAGGATTAGAAGGTAATGGAATTCCATTTTAAACTAAATAGATATGAAATCAATTAAAGCTTATAAATGCGATTATTGCAAAAAGATATTGTCATCTTATTCTGGAATGTGGAAACATGAAAAGAAGTGTTTTTTTAATCCAGAAAGTAGGAGCTGTGTAACTTGTGAAAAATATCATGACAGAAATCTTGGGATAAAAGATGAATATGGTGTTTTTGACAGATTCTTAACAGAAGAAGAACATTTGATTATTGAGTGCAAAGTGCCTGGTACGTTTACGATTCATTACGATGAGTGGGATGATTTTGATAAATTAAAACCTGAATTCCAATATCTATATGAGGCTGAGGTTTTTTCAAAGTGTGAGCTAATAAGGAATTCAAATAAACTTAAAACTCAATGCAAGTTACATAAGTTAGTCGATTACTTAAAGGTTAAACAAAAATGAAACTACAACAAAGAATAGACCAGTTAAGAAAACAGCAGCATGAAGCATATGAAAGCCTTAAAGAAGCTGTAGATAAAAAGAACTTAATAGCAATTAATCATATAGTCGCAAAGATTAATTCTCTAAACTCAAAAATCATAGCACTTGAAGGATTGAGATATATGTTGTAGAACATGATTTTTAGTATTGCGAAATCGTTTTAGAATAACTAGATTTGTGAAGTACAATTAAAGTAAGTAAACATGGGAATCGAAATTAAAATAGAAGGAATAAAGGAATTAAAAATAACTCCAGAGAGATTACGAGAGCTTCTGGAGATTGAGAGTAGGTGTTTGGATTATGATACTAAGCACGACAATGTGAAATGGTATGAAGATGAAATTTCTAAGTGCGAGAATGATCGAGTTGAGATCATTGATGTTTTAGCCAGACTTAGAAATTTAAAGCAGATAAAGGAAGAAGAGTATGACAAGATGCCCACAAGGACTGAGATGGATTTTCACTCCCTCTTAGTGAAATGTGATCCTCCACAGGGACTACGCACTAGAAGTAATATAATCATGATTACATGTTTAATAGCGCATTTAATTGCAATCCCCCTTACCGATAACCTGTGGATATTATACCCGCCATTAGTTATTGGTCTAGTTTTAGCAATGGATGCTTTGTACATAAGAGAATGTGCACTTGAAAAATACAATGAATTTAAAATAGGCAGTATTAATTATTACGCTCAGTACAAAAAAAGTTAGATCATGAAAGAAAAAATAAAAAGACTAGGGGCAGCCGTAAAGGCATTAAAGGAGGCTGAAGATATTTTGTATGTTAGTGGTCTTGATGGTTCTGACTATTTCCATAAGCCGTGTGAATTTGTTTATGGATATTTAAACGATTCATACTTCTCAGTTGATTTCACTGCTGATCAAATCAATGAAACTGTCAAGATAGAGATAATTGGCAGTACTGCATGCCCCGACCAGATCAAAGAAATATTAAAACCTTGGGAGGACTTAATAGTATGAAAACACTTAAAGAACTAACACTTAGAGACCTCAAGTCAATTGATTTGAGTCGATACGATGATAATGGAGTCGATATAATTGGAGTTGCTATATGCGACATGTTTGATGACGATTACTTCCCATGTGGTGGTATGTGTCAGTCGTGTCATCTAGATACGCCTGCCTCAGTTAAAGCAAGAATTAAAGAATTGGAGGAAAAGAAATGAAGCCAAACGAATTAAGAATAGGGAATATAACAGACAAAGGAACTGTAGTTACGTTCTACGAACATGGAATTCATGTAGGAGCTGGAAAGTGCTATAGATTTGACAAAGTAAAACCGATACCATTAACTGAAGAGTGGCTGTGTATGGCTGGGTTTGAGGAAAGTGAACTATTCAAGCCAGTAAGAGGTAAATGTTTTGAGCTAGTATATGTTAGGATAATCTCAGATGTTTATGGCTTTGGAGTTAAGCTTAAAAATTACCCATTCGACAGGGCGAGTTTTGCAGTGAAAAATGTGACTTCCGTCCACCAGTTACAAAACTTATATTTTGCTTTAACAGATCAGGAATTAGTATTCAAGGAGGAAGCAAAATGAAACCAACCAGCTATAGTGAAATTTGGTATGTAAAGCGGACATCTAAATCAGAACCTGAAAGAGTAGTTTTGTTCTTTCCTGAAAAGCTATTTGCAGACGTAGCACATGCCAAGGCTGTTGAGAATAATGATGCAAGGTTGTTTTTCGGAAATGATTTTCCTAAAGAGATAGCAAGTTGTTGGCAATAATAAAAACTAAAAGGAGGAAATAAAATGACACTACTAGTAGCAACAATAACCTTAGTCGTAATCGTATTTATTTACGACATCAAGCTTCAGAATGCAAGGGAGAGGCTATTAATGTTTGAAGACGAAAACGCCGACTTAGACAATGAAATCACCGACCTAAAAAACCAGATTGAATTTTATAAGAACCAGAAACATGAAGCCTAAAAAAGCAAAGATAGCTAGTCTAACTAATTACCAGATGTTCGAGAATGGCATGCTAAACACTAATACTCCACCATCTTACAACTTTTGTCTAGGATATACAGACAAAAGAGGAGATATTAAAGTAAAAAGACATACTGATTCTTTTTCAATTCCTAACAGAAATCAGGCATGTTCTACAGCATAAAAAATAACTACTAAAATATTAGGATTTTAAACTAAAAGGCAGTAGATTTACAACTGTAATGATCGTATAAGCGTAAAACAATTAAAACCAAAGTAGCATGAAAAAAAGATTGATTTACTCATAGTAGGGACTTTTTCGGGTAGTTCCTTAGTAATTAGATTACTTCGTTACTACCTGGCTAAGTTCTTTTAAAAGCCTGAATAGCTCAGTTGGTAGAGCAGATCATTTGTAATGATCAGGTCGTGGGTTCAAGTCCCTCTTTAGGCTCAAATTACTCTACGTTATCGAGTTAAAATGTAATGCGTTCACCTTCTCTAGGGCTAAGAAAAAAACGAGTCTTAGGTTAGAGAAGGTTTTTAAAAGAAAAAGTCATATATTTGTTTTTCATAACGGGGGCTACTTCATATCTTCACACCACTTCGCCCCCTACTTTTGTTTAATTGTTACACTAAGGACTCCAGAGGGGGTCCTTTTTTTATGGAATATGTTTTAAAACATACGAAGTTATTGGGGTTAACTCTTGTTTTGTAGTTTAAAAGTCACTAGATTTGTAGTGTACAATTAAAACAAAAAGCGTTATGAAAACTTTAGCAAACATCTCAAAAACAAAAAAGAGTAAATTAGTAAAAGCAGATGGTGAACTTAAACAAAGATTTGTAGATGCCTTAAATTACATCAAAGGCGAAGATCATAGAAAGGCTCATTGCGGATATTACACTGGATCAGGTAGATATATCAGATTCACATCCTATTACTACGAAATAAAAACGACACTGGAGGCATTTGGGTTTAAATCAAAAGACGGGAACGATGCGCCAAGAGGTGGTCAGCAAGGGGATTATATTAATATGTCCAAGCAAGCATATACCACCCTGATGAATCTGATTAACTAAAACAATATCTGCCCTATCGGCTTAACGGGGAGTAACTTTTAAGACTAGAATCATGGAGAGACTATTAAAAAACATTCAGCAGGGACTAGCATTACAGTCCTCAAATTATGTAGACATCAAAGCCGAAGATGTTTATTTAGATCACCTGTTTATTGCCCTTCAATACGTAGGGGTATTAGTTATTTATATTAATTCATTCGGTAGTTTTAGATCCGAGGATGGTAATATTCATACTTGGATACCTTCGCGTCCATTGTCGGAGCAATCACAAGAAACAATCGAAGCGTTAAACAAATACTATTTCTAAGTTATGGATACTGTAATTTTTATACTATATCTCCTTGGAGAACTTGGTTGTATAGTCTTAGTTTTAGGGTTGGTATTTCTGGTTCTGTTGTTGATTGATAAAAAGAACCAAAAAAGAGAATTAGAATATAAAGAAGTCGTTGAACAAGTAAATGAAGAGTTACAGGATTGACTATTAGCATGTTTTTACGAATTAAAAAAACAGAATTATGAATACACCTTATTTAGATGCAGCTATAAAAATGCACGAAAAAGCAAATGATAAAAATTTAGTACCTTTTGGAGCAAAAGAGGCATTAGAAGAGTTTAAAGCTATAAAAGAAGCACTAAAGCAAATAGCATATGACGCATTGCATTGGGATGTTGACACAGATGACTTTAGTATCCCAAGCAATATGTTTTTTAGTTTTGGTGCTGAGCTTGATGACACCTCTATTGAGTCTTTATCTAAAAATGATGATGGTATCAGATGGGTAATATTTAGAGTCGAAAGTACATGGTATGTTATGGAGCAATATAAATCCGAATACGGATGGGTAGAAAGCTGGACTAAACAAATTAATTCTAACGTAAAAGAAGCTAAAAATTATGCCGAACATGAGGCGAATAAACATTACAAATAATCAAAGCATTATGAAACACGAAGTAAAAATACCTGAAGGGGTCAAAGTTACTACAATTGATTGGGAAAATCGAGTAGTAGTGTTTGAAAAAAGTCCCAGTGATAAAATTAAGGAAATGTCATTCTTTGAGCCAGGGAGATGGTATGAGTCAGACATTAATAGTGTGATATTGGTAATTAGTGAGGCGTTCATTGTTGGGTTTAATGGTGATGGTGAGTGGTTCGAAAACGATGTAAGCCTAGTTGGATATGAAGATTATTGGAAGCCTATTCCCTTACATATAGTTATAATTCTCCTGAATAAAGAGGCTATGAAAAGGGGGTATAAAAAAGGTATTAGGTGTAATGCTGGTGGTGATTATGGCATACATTACTCTGAAACTTCGATTAGTGAGCATGGCTTTTACATGGGCGCTGTGAGATTACTAGACTTTGAAACAGGCAAGTGGGCCGAAATCATCGAAGAGCCTAAAACCTACACGAATAGGTTTGACACTACATTTAAAGAGGGTGATAAGTTTTGTCGGGTAAATAAGACAACACTGAAATTATTTACTTTTACTTTCACATCTAGCGTTGAGAGCCCTTTCGAATCTGCCGACCTTTCCGAAATCATGACAGAAAAGGAGTGCTACCAGTGGATAGCTGATAACTACGATAAGCTAATTGATGGCAGGGACAAGAAATGACCTTCAGGGAGTTATTTGTAGAGTTGGTTCTAATGGATGAAGCACAATGGGAAAGACCTGAATCAGTATTCCAGCACATACCAGAGTTGGTTAAGAAGCTAATTGAAATGAAATGAAAAGACCATTCCTTAGTCAATTTCAAAGACAGTTGATATACTGTGATACTACTCTAGGGCAATTACTTAAAGCGTCATTAGAGTTGCATAAACTAATAAGAGAAATAAAAAAATGGATAAACTAGAATTAAAACATTTAGCACCTTATTTGCCGTATAAATTAAAAGTGCTACATATTGACAAATTTGAAGGTGATGAAATATGTGAGATGGTAGGATGCGACAATGAGATAGTATATTTTGAGGAGAAATCAGATTTCTACTTTGATGATTATTCACAGTCAAATATTAAACCTGCCTTTCGCCCCCTATCCGACCTGTCGGAGGCAATTAAAGACGGCTTGAAATTAACCGAATACACAGAGGATAAGGTTGCAAATATGGACGATTGGGATAAGGATATGAGCGACATCCCATATAAGGATGCTCAGCTATTATTTGAGAATCACTTTGACTTTTTAATCTAATACCGAAAGGATTGGCAGTAGATATTAACACTTTGTAAACTAAAAAAACCAAACAAAATGATTGAATTAAAAGATGTAGGACTAATGTTACTGTTAGTAGTAATTATAGCAGCTTGCTATTATGTGTTTAGGAATCGGAACACACAGAAGAAAAAGAAAATATGCAAGGGGGATATATTCTTTCTTGGAGATGTTGAATATAAGTTAGTCGATGTTTGCGGCAATGGAAAATACAAATGCAGAAACTTGAAGACAGGGAGATATGAGAGCTTCAACAGAATGTATTTAATTGCCAGAAATGTTGATTTATTTTATGACATAGATTAGGAAAAGTAACTGAAAATCACTAATTTAGTAGAAGATATGAGAATAGAAGAAATAGTTAGTAGAGTGTGGGGTATAGAAGAGCCCCTACTCTACACAGGAACAAGAAAAAGAAATATCACAGAAGCTAGACAGGTGTTGATGTGGTATGAAAAAACTAGAATGGGTTCAACATTCGAAAAAACTGGTAAGAAGTATGCCAGGAATCATTCTACTGCATGTCATGCTATTAAAGTAGTTAAGGCTTTAGTAAGTTGTGATAAGGAGTATAGAAGGAAGTTAAAAGAAGTGTTCAAGTTAAAGAAGCAGTTAAATTAAAAGATATGAATCTAGAAGGAGTAACAGAAGTAAAAATAACACCCGAAAGGCTCGAAGAGCTATTAAGAATTGAAAAGAAGATAGAAACTATTTCAGACATTGATAATCAGATACATGAAAGGGAAAAGAAAAATAACATATCAGAGCGAAAAAGAGAAAGGCTTATTGCGGCCAATCAAGCGATAACAGAAGAGCGCGATAAGAATTGGGAAGACCTTAAACGTATCCGTAAGGATATTGAAGAATCCAATAAATACAAGGACGATAGCAAGAAGTTAACCGAAGAAGCGGAAGTAGGTAAACATATTCGTCATGAAATTGCAGAACAAGATGAATCTCCATCAAAGCAAAAGAAGTCTTTTAGGAGGGGGTTAGTAATTGGGATATGGTGCGGAGTGGCAATTACATACCTTGCAATGAGTTTATGCGATATTTTAGGCAATTATTAATAGTAATAACTAATTAAGGATTCCATATGTCACTTGAAAAATATGAAGGTAGGTTCTATACTTTCGCCGAAGTATTTAATATAGGTGTTCGTGACGGAGTAGTAGTAATAGAGCAATATTCTGAAGGAGAGTTCCCGATAGACACAATAAAAACTGAAGCTCAATATAGCGCCCTGTTTGAGATGCTGACAGGTAAAAAATTAAAGCCCATGAAAGCATATATTTTAATCGAAGTATTTTATGACCACTTTCGTTTTCAGAGAAACGTAGGAGTATTTTACGTAAAGGCAGATGCAGAACGATTTGCCATAGGTAAGAATAAAGAAGAAAAGTTTCCTAATCCTATTTTCTGTTACAATGAAAATTACCAGGTAAAACTAGATAACAGACAGAAGAACCACTGGCAGATACAAGAGATATATATTGATAGACATTAAGCAATAGACTTGTAGGCCCTGCACTGTAAAATGTGTGGGGTTTTTATTTGTAAAATGAAATCCTTATCTTTGATGTAGTATTAAATGTTAAGAGACTAGCATCATGGCAGCAGAGAAAGGAAATCAATACGCGAAAGGGTGTACAACAAACGGAAGACCCCCACACTTCAAGACACCACAAGAATTAGCGGAAAAATGCTCAGAATATTTTGAAGACTGTATAACCAACAAGAAAAAAGCAACCGTAACAGGGCTAACTTTGTTCGTTGGATTTAGCAGCAGAGCATCATGGGATGACTACGAAAAGAGAAATGATTTCTCGTACACAGTAAAAAGAGCAAAGCTTGCAGTGCAGAACAGCTATGAGAGTTCGGGGACTGCTTTTGATATCTTCGCACTTAAAAATATGGGGTGGTCAGATAAACAGGAAATAGACCATACAACCAGAGGCGAAGCAATCAATATACCGCCTGTAAACTGGGTTAGCGGTGAATGACACTCGTTATGATATTAACGTAGCCTTTAAGCCTCTATATACTTCAGATAAAAGATATTTTCTAGTAACAGGAGGTCGAGGTTCGTTGAAGTCTCACAGTGTTCAGGACTTTATTTGCAGACTAACATATCAGCAGAATCAAGGGATATTGTTTAGCCGCTTTACAATGACTTCGGCTGAAACGTCTATCATACCTGAGTTTCAGAAAGCAATAGACAGACTAGGGTTGACCGAAGATTTCCAGATAAATAAGCGAGAAATAGTAAATAAGAAAACAGGTTCATACGTCTGGTTTAGGGGATTAATGTCGAGCTCTAACAGTACAACTGCTAACCTTAAGTCGCTATCCGGAATAACAACGTGGATAGTAGATGAGGCTGAAGATTTAAAGGATGAAAAACTATTCGATAAGGTAGATGATTCAATTAGAACGGCTGGCATACAGAACAGGGTTATATTGATAATGAACCCAACTATCCGAGAGCATTGGATATATGGTAGGTGGTTTAAGAATTCAAATAGAAACAAGCTTGTAGATGGCTATAATGTAGAGGTATCAAGTCATTTGAAGTTAGAGCACATACACACGACCTATCACATAGGCGAAAGGTACCTTAGTAAAGATTGGATAGAGAAAGCTAATTCATGGAGGGTAAAAGCTAAATTCGGATATGATCCAGTTACTTTGGTAATCCTAACCGATAGAGAGAAAAAAGAAGCCGAAAGATACTATGTAAACAATTATCTTGGAGGATGGAAAACACAGGCGGATGATCTGGTATTTGAGAATTGGAGGGAAGGGGAATTTGACGAAAGCTTAATATCTGGACATGGTCTAGACTTTGGTTACGTGAAGGACCCAGATGCATTGGTAAGAGTGGCCATAGACAAGAAAAGGAAGTTGATATACGTTAAAGAGTTGATGTATAAAAACGGACAAAGTACCGATATGCTAGGGCAAAGACTTAAATTGCATTGCCTGGATAGCGAGATAATTGCAGATAGCGCAGAGCCACGACTAATAGGCGATTTAAGAAGAGATTACGAATTGCACATAAAAGCAGCCGTAAAGGGTAAAGGATCGATCAATTCGGGGATAAAGATAATTAAGGGATATACTTTAATTGTCGATCCATCTAGTTTTAATCTAAAAACAGAACTTAACCAATACAAATGGGCTGATAAGAAATTGGAAATTCCTGAAGATGAATATAATCACCTTATCGATGCTATACGATACTACGTTTACTACAAGCTAAGGAAAAGAAAGCCAATGACCGTAAGAACAAATTGATAGCAAAACATCCAAATAAGTAACACTCTATCAAATTAGGTGCTAAAATTCACGTGATAATACAGAAGCCAGTAAGTAAAAGAATAGAATTAGTATCAAATTGTCAAAATAAGCCAAATTAAGAGATATGTTTTATAACACATTTTTTACTATCTTTGGAATAGTATTAATGAAAATATACCGAAATGGCTTTTAAAGTTTATTTAAACAAAACAGTTATTCAGGTTGAAGATACTACGGGACCAAGCGAGCCCCAGTTTTTCAACCCTTCGTCTACACGTTTATATCTCCAAGGGGGATTATTCAGGCTAAAAGATGATATTTTTAACTACACGCTATTGCTGAAAGATTACACCAATATCGTAAAAGAAGATGACACAGTACCGACTAGTCTGGCGGATGCTATTGATTATCTTGTGGGCTTTGTTAATTCTGGAATCAGTGGAGGAGGAACAGGAATACCCACTGGTTACACCTCAGAGAGGAGGGATACTGGTCAATTGGATTGGGAGTATTTTGGACATCACGAACCGGGGGAAGCATCTACAGGGGATCACTTTATCGTTAGATACAAGAAGGTCCCAGATGGAACAGAATGGAAACAATCAGCATCTGGATCATGGGATGATAGACTAACCTTAAGTTACGGGTAATGGCAGAGGTTATAAAAAATAATCCTTTTGGCAGAGGCAAGGATATTATTCCAGACTTCCACGAGGCTCTTTATGAAGATGATTACGGAGCATTAAAGGAAATAATGGATAATCCTCTATACGCCAAGAAAGGGGAAGGAGAATATATCTACCGTGGGCCTGTTATGCCTAACTTTTCAGGGGTAGATCGCAGATTCTTGTCCCGCTCTCAACTTCCAGACGGTAGTTGGCAATTAGACGACGCCACAGGGAATGGTAGGCCCGCACCTTTGGGTTTACCTGTTAGTTCGTTTAATGGGGTTGATGGGATGATCGGTATTCCAGAATTTAATTTTACTGTTGGCAAATTTATTGAATTATATATAGACTTATCGGCAGTAGTAAGCACTGAGTATTTTTTTGGGCATAATCTCACACAGGGGATCAGATATGACGGCAGTTCATTACTAATCTTTACAAGTAATCCGGTCGCTAATAAAGCAATCCCTTATATAACTCCAAGCGGCTTGGTTAAATTGAAATTTGATAGGATTACATTGTCTGATTTTGAGGTGTTTTCTGATGATGTGTCAATCGGTATTATATCAAATGCTGCATTCAATGAGTTAGACATAAATCTGATAGGAAAAAGGAACGATGGCTTTTACTTTGGAGGTAACATGCATTCAGTAAACTTCAACAATGAACTCTATATCCCCCTCCCCCATCTAGGCTACGGATTTGACCAAAACGGAGATGAAGTAGCATTAACTGTAAGCGATACAGGGGTATCATTGGGACTTGATCCTAAAGGTAGTACTCACTTGTTGGATAAAGGGTTGGTTGAGCGGAATCCAGAATTGATAAATGAATTCAACAACGGAACTGTATACCCATATGAGATTTTCGAATCTAGCGGAACAGAAATATTAAGTGCTGAAAACTCATCATCGTTTGGGGGGTGCGCAACCAATGAATTAGGTGATTTAAAATTAGGTGATAAATTGATATTAGAAATAACTAATTTTGATCTACTTTCAGGAGTATCTCCAAGTGATTGCTATATTGCGAATACACCAACTGGAGCTGCCTCTAATTTATCAGGATTTATTGACATAAATTCTAATGGAGTCTACGAGATGACGATACATACTATATCATCTACAGGTAAGTATTATTTTCAAATAGGGTACGGTAATGGGGAATTTGGGAGGTTTTCTCTTATCGCTTCTTTAAAAAAGGTCACCCCCAACATCCGCCCCAACAACAACGAAGGACAACCCATTAGTCAGTTAGGTGAATGGGATACCTTAGTACAAGGTAACCCTAAGTTTGTAAATAGATCTGACTGGTTAGCTGACATGGGGGATGATCCTACGGCTACGGAGTTGGTGGTGAATGGGGATTTTTCACAAGGTGCTACGGGGTGGACGCTATCAGGAGGCAGTACTATATCCCCTGGGTTTGCTACTATATTTACAAATGATGGTTCACTTTCGTTAATCTCACAGACTAATGTTCAAATAGGTGGGTACTATGTATTGTCGTATGATATAGTAAGAAATAGTGCTGGGTCGCTACAGTTTCAAACTAATATAGATATTCCATCTAATGTAGGGTCTCATAAAATATTGATACTATCACAGACGGAATATTCATCTATAAAAAGAAAAGGCGGGGTTACTAATGTTGACATAGATATTACTAATATCTCAGTCAAGCAAGCACACCCATCAATAGCCTACTTTTTTAAATCTCGAACAGACATTTATAAACAAGCTGTAAGAGATGATGTGTGGTATAATGCAGATAGACCTGATAGATTTCATTCAAGCGAATTACAACAACCTTGGTGGTACGAGAACATAGAAACAGTGTTTAAGTATCAAATGTGGGCGCGATGGGATCGAGATTCCACAGTCGGCAAAGACTTTTTCTTTTACGGAACAGCTTTAGCGGGTCCTGAGATTTGTCAGGCTAAAAGGTATGTTGATAAAGGTGAAGTACTAACAGAGACAAATCCGACACATTACGTTTGTCCGCTAGATGAAGTTGAATATTAAACATTGTAATTATGGGCAAAAGATATAGTGTAAATACAATGGAAATAAAGATCAGAGACAACGTTGATTTCTCTGAATTTAAAGAGGTGTTAAGAAATTTAAACTACGAAATAGCCATGTACAAAAACAAGAAAGGCCGTTTTATAGTATGGATTTTCAACCCCTCAATTAAGATATTCAAATACTCTATAGATTTCGACTGGTTAGATGGTAGCGTATCTGTTTGGATAAAAGATAC